CAGGGGTAATTGATTTTGTTTTGCCGGGTGAAAAGAAAATTAGTGAAGAGGAATATCGCTTTTTGTGGAAGCAAATTGCCGAGTTTTCGCTATGGAAAACAGGTTCATTACAGGAGGTAAACATCAATGAGTCCTGATGAATTTATCCGCAGCAATATTATTAAAAAACTCACTGATTCAGGTTATCAGGGGGGGCTTTGGAATTAGCCGCTGATGAGGGTTTATCTCACTTTAGAAGATGCTCTCAAGCAAGTAAGCGCGGCGCAATGTTTGATGACTGCTATCACGTAGCTAAAACATGGATAGATAAATATGGCGACAAGAAGCCAATAGGAAGTAAGCGAAGAACGAAACAGGGCAGCAAGCAAGTTTTAATGTTCTAAAAAACGAAAGCCTAGGAGGCGGCAACCAACTAGGCAGAATATTTTACTTTGTAACGAGGTAATTATGAACCAATTAACCACTTTAGTAAACAATAGTGAATTAACTATGAGCAGCCGCGAAATTTCTGAGCTTACAGGAAAGAGACACGATAATGTAATGGCTGATATTCGCAAGATGTTGGTTGAAATTCAATCTCCTGAAAAGTTAGGATATTACACTGACACCAAAAACCGAACGCAGCAAATGCTTCTACTCAACAAAGAAGAATGCCTATGTTTGATTTCTGGCTACAGCATCAAGTTAAGAATGGCGATTATTAAACGCTGGCAAGAACTCGAATCTCAAAAACCTCTCATACCTCAAACGCTGCCAGAAGCTTTACGTCTGGCGGCAGACCTAGCAGAGCAGAAACAAATCGTTGAGCAGCAATTAGCAATAGCAGCACCTAAAGCTGAGTTTGTTGATCGCTACGTTCAAGCTACTGGCTCACTAGGTTTTCGTGAGGTCTGCAAACTATTAAAAGTCAAAGAGAACTTCTTTCGTAATTTCTTGTTGGCTAAAAGAATTATGTATCCATTAGCTGGAAAACTCGCCCCTTATTCTGAGCATTTAGATTGCAACAGATTTGAAGTTAAAACAGGCGAGAATCCTCACAATGGTCACGCTTACACGCAAACAAAATTTACCCCTAAAGGTATTCAATGGATAGCAGGTTTACTGGCTAGAGAGCAATTGGAGGCGGCATGACGAATACAGCGGAAGTATTCCAGTTCCCTGCGATACAGCAGGAGACAAAGAGAGTGGCAGATACTGATGATGGATATACGAGAATTGCCAATGAATTACTTGAATCACTTTCCTGCTGTAATTTAACTGTTCGGCAGCTAAGAGTGATGTTAGCAATTATCAGAAAAACCTATGGGTTTGGCAAAAAAGTAGACCGTATATCCGATTCTCAATTGGCTGACGTCTCTGGACTATCAAGACAGAACGTCAACAAGGCAAAGAAAGAATTGATTTCAATGAATTACCTCATTCTTGATGGTAATAAAATTGGGGTCAACAAAGAGGTTTCAGCGTGGAAAAATCAATCTAGAGACAGTGTCTCTAACTTGAAGACAAAAAACGTCTCTAACTTAGAGACAAATGATGTCTCTAATCTGGAGACACACAAAAGAAATACTTTAAAGAAAAAAGAAATAAATAATATATCGTCCGAGAATTCTAACGAATCCTCTGACCGACCATCTGAAATATTTTTAGCAGTTGAACCTGACGTGGCTGTTTGTTCCCCCAAGGGTAACAAGTGGGGAAATGCTGATGACCTGAAAGCGGCCCAATGGATTTATTCGCAAGTGTTGATAATCAGTCCCTCAACCAAAGAGCCAAATTGGTCATCATGGGCTAATGATGTTCGACTGATGAGACAGCTAGACGGACATGCCCACCAAGAAATTTGTCGACTATTTCTATGGGCTAACCGCGATTCGTTTTGGTGTAGCGTCGTGTTATCTCCTGCAAAACTTCGCAAGAAATGGGCGACATTAGTCATTCAACGCCAACAACTAAACAGGATGCAAAGGGTGTCAGGAAACCTACAGCCAGCGCGGCAATCAATAGACTACGAAAGTACTGAATGGATGGAGGGTATCGATGTATGAACTCGTTAGTTACAGCAATTCAGCAACGTGATTCAACAGCACTGCAAGCAATGGCAACACATGCACCACCACAGCAGAAGCAAGCGGTAAAACAGCAAGTAGCCCAAGTATTTAACGAACTCTTCAGACAACTCAAAGCAACCTTCCCAGCGGCAATAGCCACCTTCAAAGAACAAAGCGACCTTGACGAATTCAAACGTCAATGGACTATCGCATTCATTGAAAATGGTATCAGGACGCTTGAGCAAATAAATATCGGGATGAAAATTGCAAGGCAACAAACGAATCCGTTTTTACCTTCTCCCGGTCAGTTCGTTCAATGGTGCAAGCAGGGTGACTATACAGCTCTAGGTCTGCCTACTGATGATGAGCTTTTCGATATATTCAAAGAATATTGCTCAGTGAGAGGCTGGAGACGATTTAATTGGCAATCTAACGCATGTTACTGGATGGTCACTAAAATCTACACAGAAATGCGAAACCGAAACTTATCGGATTCAGAAGTTAGAAAGCTTTGCTCATCAGAGCTTAAGACAATGGCTAATCGCATTAAATCCGGAGAGAAAATACCAGAACCAGTACAGATGATTGAACAAAAACACATACCAACCAGTAAGGAAAAATCACTGCATAACCTTGCTGCAATACGTGAAAGATTAAATCTCAAATCCAGACCCCTCTAAGGAATCAACATGAACTTTTTTAAAAATGCGATTGTGTATCGTATGACGAGTGACATTCAAATTTCATCTGATGAACTTGAAACGCAATTAAAAAATCTTGAATTTTCACCTTGTGGTAGTCAGGACATGATGAAAGTTGGCTGGACTAACCCCATCAAAACAGGCGAAGCGTTAACTCATTCGGTCGGCAATCAGATTCTCATTGTGGCTAAGCGCGAAGAAAAAATATTACCTACAGATGTTATCAAAAAAGAACTGCAAGCCAAGATTGATAAATTGGAAGCAGAACAAGGACGCCGACTGAAAAAGACCGAGAAAGATAGCTTGAAGGATGAAGTTGTTCAGGATTTGCTACCACGAGCCTTTAGCAAAGAATCAACGGTTAGTGTTTGGATTGATAACGATAATCAGCGAATTATTGTTGATGCAAGTAGTGCAAAACGAGCCGAAGATACACTGGCACTATTGAGAAAAACACTAGGTTCATTGCCTGTGGTTCCGCTAACGATGAAAACACCAATTGAGTTAACTCTAACAGACTGGTTGCGTGACGGAGTAATTCCTCAAGGGTTTAATTTAACCGATGAGGCGGAGCTTAAAGCAATGTTAGCAGAAGGCGGAATTGCACGATTCAAGAAGCAAGATTTAGTGTCTGATGAAATAGCCTCACACATTGAAGCAGGTAAGTTGGTAACAAAATTATCGCTAGATTGGAATGACACTATTCAATTTACCCTGTGTGATGATTGTTCACTTAAAAAAATCAAGTTCTCAGATATGTTGAAAGCGCAAAATGACGACATAGACAGAGAAGATATTGCCCAGCGCTTTGATGCCGATTTTGTACTATTGACCAGTGAAATGACGAGGCTAATTGACGCTGTGATTCAATCACTTGGCGGAGAAGTAGACTGATAACACACTAAATTATAAGGGCTTATGGATGAGTGATGTTAATTTGACAGCTGCGAACATTGCTAAAATATAAGTTGAGACTTGGAAATAATAAAATCGACACTATTTTATAGATCGCTTTGGGGGATATTAGTCTGCTCCGCTTTAAAGTTGTTTAATTAATATAGTAATGTTGAAGAGAAATGAAAAAATCAATTTATAAAGCAAGTGGTTTTTGGAACGAACGATCATTTACAGTTCTTTTTGTTGCAGAAGGCGAAGATGATGTTTTTTTAACAATAACACTTTGGGGAAATCTAAGTGGTGCCGAAGTTAGTGACTTATTAGTTGAGCGCTATTGCTCCATACATTAAAAAGTTTAGTTTAAAATAGATAGGTTTATCGATAGAAATTCAGGGTGGTCATCTCTAAGTATTTGATAGTAATGGGTATTTAAAGCAAAGAGATTAATGGTGATATAAGTGATTATTTGATTGCCATGCATATTTTTTCTTTCCCCTTTTGGATTCTCGATAGAATCTCTGGAGGCTAATTGGCAGATGATATCTGTCTCCACAAATCCAATCTTAAAGGCATTTTCAAAACCCTCTCAGAAGTCACCGAAACTGGTAAGCGTTACCGAGTCAAAATAACAGAATGGCGTGATCTTCGAACAATACCAATGAACAAAACATGGCGTATGTGGGTTGAAACCACAGGCGATTGGCTACGTGCGCGTGGTGTTGTCATTGATATTAAAAATGGGGCTGGTGAAGTTGTTCTATCAAAGCCAATCACTAATGAAGAAACGCATGAATATTTTGTCGGCCACTGGTTAGGTCGCGATGAAAATGGAGAGCGAGAGAAAACAAGCAAGATGGATAAAGCACGGATGCTCCACATGATGGAGAAACATGAACAATGGTGTATTGAGAAAGGCATCCCAATCATCATTCCCAATAACTCGGAGTATATGAAACTTAAGGAGCAACAAGAGAGATGAGAAATGAGGCTGAAGTGTTTATGAGCGCACTTACTACCCTTAAATTATGCTGGGCTATTCATAAATCAAATGATG